TTTTGCATCTCCTGCTCCGTATATAAGTGCATAGATGAATGTCTTCGCCTGATCTCTTGATTCAAGTCCTGCAGCTTTCTGATTAGCGGTGTGTATGTCTCCGTTAATGATTTCATTTATATATTCCTCGTTTTGCATATAGTGTGCAAGCATTCTAAGTTCAAGTCCACTTGCATCTATACCTACTAATTTATATCCTTCCTTAACTGTCCAACATGCTCTACATTCTACACCATAAGGACTGTGTATGTTAGGAACTTGAGCCATGTTAGGACTTCTATGAGACATCCTGCCTGTGATAGTTCCATTGGGAATTACAAATCCATGTACTCTCCCGTCTTCATCCATTGCTTTAATCCAAGAATCAACTTGAGCAATACGCTTCTGATAGAGAAAGTAATCAGCAATTAGTTTTGCTTGTGGTATCTTATCTATCTTACCAAGTGTAGTCTCATCGACAATAGGTTGACCAGTCGGTGTAAACTTCTTAGGCTTCCAACCAAACTCTATCAAGTACTCACCGACTTGTTTACGTGAACCAAGATTAAAGTCTTGAAGTTTCCTACGCATAAAAGGTTCTATGTTATTAGTAGGTAATCTTTCTTCATACTCTTCTGGAGTTAGTCCTGACTTAGATAAGCTTCCATTCTGCTTAAGTTTAGGTGTGACTTGTCTGATGTCAACTAACTTAGGTTTAAATTCTTTATGAACTTCATCCTCTGCTCGTTGCATCTTCTCCCTAAGATCAGCCAAAAGTAATTCAGCTTTTTGTAAATCAAATTGAAACCCTGTGTCCTCTTGTTTCTTAATTATATCTGCAACATTTTGCTCAAGTGCAACACAGTCTTTAGTAAAACCTGACCCTTCTTTTCTTAAGTGTTTGAATAGTACAGTGTTAAGATGTACATCCCTGACACAATAGTCTAACATATCTTTAGAATAGTTTAAGTAATCTTCAAACTCTATCTTCTTAAAGCCTAAACGAAAACCCCACTTCTCTAAACTATGTCCACCTTCTCGTACTGGATTGAATAGTCTTGACATGACAAGCGTATCTACAACTGGCTTATGTTTAAGCTTAACCTTACTAAACTTCTCAACCATAGGTATATCAAAACCTATAATGTTGTGACCGATTAGCTTGTCGGCTTTCTCTAATAGATCATAACCTTCTTGTAACTTATCAGGTGGAAACTTGTAAGTCTCCCCTGAGTCAACGTCTTGTGCTACAATACAATGTATCTTTGTAGCTTTAAGATCGTCTGTCTCTATGTCAAATACTAAATCCATATCTATAACTCCAAGAGTTCATTATCATCATCTTCAAATTGATCTTTAGGTACTTCCCTTAGTCTACCAGTTTCTCTGTCATAAAGCAAGTGACTTGCTAGTCCTACATCACCTGTATATCTAGACTTCAAGACTCGCATCCGAGTTGTATTAGATTCTTCCATATCATCTGACTGTTGATTCCTTTCAAGTGCAATCACACAATCACTCAACTGTGCTATGCTTTGTGAACCTCTAAGATGAGATAGACTTACCTCCACTCCGTTCTCGTGTCCTTTGTTACCATCAACTCTACGTAAGTGAGATACTAATATCATACCCACATTTGTCTCTTCAACTATACTTCTTAGTCTAGTCATGATGTTGTCAATAGATCTCCGTTCATCACCTTCAGATAACGCAGACACTAACATATGTAAGTGATCTACAACAATCCATTTACAGTCACAGGCAATGATCATGAAACGAATCTTATTAAAGATTTCGTCAATACTATTTGTTCCGAAGTGAGCATGAACCCACACTCTGTTCTTGTTCTCTCCATCATATAAGATGTCAAAGAACTTATCAATCTCTTGTGGACTAAACTGTTCTCGTTCTTGATCTATATATAATCTAGCGTTAGCTTCTATAGATAAGATACCATCAACAGTCCTTCTCCAATCTTCCTCAAGAGCAATGATTCCTACGTTGCCTGTAGTTTCTTTGATTAACCAATGCTCTAGTTCTCTAGTCACACTAGACTTACCAAGACCTGTACCACCTGTAAGAGTTAGTAACTCGCCTTGCCTTAATCCATAAAGCTTATCATTCAAACCTTTCCAAGGATAAGGAACACTTTCTTTTTGTTCTCTATTAAAGAAGTCTTCTCTAGCTTCTGATACATTAATGACTCCACTAGGAGTATAAGTTTTTGCACTCCACCACGCTTCAACAAACTCTTTGTGTTTGTTCTGTCTGAGCATATCATTAGCATCTTTATATCCTTCCGGTAGCTTCATTACTTTAGCTTTACTCGGTTGGAATAGCATTGCTACTTTCTTTGCAGCTTCCTGTCCTTGCTTGTCGCTATCAAAACAGATGACAACATTCTCGAAGCTTTCTAAGAACTCTAAGCTTTCTTTAATGTCTTTGACTGCTCCACTTGAGCCACGTTTAATAGACACTGATGCCCACTTACTACCCATTAATTCATAGCAAGCCATTGCATCGCACTCACCTTCGGTAATGGTTACGTACTTAGCTTTCTGAAATAGTTGTTCACCAAATAAACCTGTTCCATTAAAGCTACCCATGACCGAGAAGTTTTTATCTCGGACGTATCTTACTTTAGTCGCAGACAATTCATGCTTGTTGTAATAGGGATACAAGTGTTGAACTATCTCTCCATTAGAACTAAGCACACACTTAACTCCATATTTTTTAGCAGTTGCCTCAGATATTCTGCGGTCTGTTAAAGCCGAATAGTCTGCTCCATGCGGATTGACTATAGGATTAACTGCTTCTTTTTTCTCTGTCATTTGCTTGCCTTTCGTTGCTTCATCATAGTTAAGAAAGTAGGTGTCACAACTAAAACATTTAGCTGAACCATCTGTATTCTTTGCTACTGGGTCGCTACCGCCACACTCAGGGCATGGTAATTTATATTCTGCAAAAGCCATATTGATTTCCTCACGTTATTAAAACTGTGCTAGTTTTGTCAAGGTCTAGCAACTTGTTAGGCACACTAGTTTTCTATTGGAGAGTCAACTAGTTCTTCTACCACATCAACATCATCTGCTTTTGTGGTTTGTCCTTCTGCATTAACTATTTCTATAATCTTTGATTCAAAAAAGTTTATACCTGCTTGTAACTCTTCCAAGTCTAAAGTTAGGTTTGCTTTTTTCTGAGCCAATCGTTGCAGTCTTCCGAAGATTCCTTGACCTACTTCCGGCAAGTCTTCAACATTTATCTGCACATCAGCAATAGTTATACTAGGTTTTATTTCTGCTTCCGTCATATTTAAAACTCCAGATCATCATCAATAGATTCTAATTCGCTACCATCAGAACCCGTGTACTCTACAAGGTCTAACACCTGCACCGCCTGAAGATCAAGTCCTTTGAAGTCTCCAAACTGATTAGATGTTTCCCACTCTCTATACTGTACTCTAACCTTTGATCCATTCCCGACAGATATGTCTAGTGGATTTTTATTAGAGTCCAATAGTTTAGGTACTGCATTAGGAGTACCATCCTTACGTTCAACTTTTCTTTTGAACATAATCTTTTTCACACCATCTACATCTTTAACTCTGAAGCCACGATTTGCAAAATCATCCGCAGTCTTATCATCTAAGATCATAGTGATCTGATATTCAGGTGTAAAGGTGACGTTCGGATTTTTGATCGCCGCCCATTCACATAGTCCTTCAAGTATTGCCATATATTTTCTCCTTTTTTTATTATTAATATTGAAGCTGTTTAAACTGTGAGGTTTTAAGTGAACTCCTAGACCTCAAACTAGAGCCATACTGAATGACATACCAACTAACTTTAGGGTGTATAGTGAGGGCTACGTTGTTAGCAGTATAGTTCAAGGGCATTCTATATCTCCCTTAAATATTGTTCTTTAATTAATACTTTCATATATACCTTTATTATAACACAGGTCTATTACAAAAGTCAAATTCTTTTCTGAATTAATTTTAATTTCTTTCTCCATCTTCTTTTAGTATAGACTTCCATCGTCCCATCCGCATACCTCACCTCAAGTACTCCCCCATTTGCATGAAGAGAAGTCACAGTATCTTTTGTGACCTGCTCTGCAAATAATTTGTGAATGTCATACTCTGTCATTTGTTCTCCTGTGTTGCTTTTCCTTTTGGATAAGTCATTATTGGATAGTTAAGATTAGCTTTGGCTTTTTTTATAAAGGTTTTGTCTCCCACAAATATTACATATCTGTGCTTTAAAGACCTTAATCTATAACCTACATCATCGCCATGTTCCTCTTCCATTTGTTTNTAAGTCTTTCCCCTGTATGTAGCATGATGTAGATGNGGCTTTGACTTAAGGTAAATTTCTTTGATAGGTTTTGTAATGCCTGTATATATAAAATTAGTAGCTTGATACACAATACCTGCATGTCCTTGTGTTGAGTCTGCATAACTAACAACAATTTTGTTTCCTAACTTTTTAAGTGAATTTCCTACTAAGAAAGATGCCTCGTTTTTATTGTTGTTTTTTAAAACCAATCTGTTCAACTCTATAACATCTTTTTTAAAATCTTCTCCACATACTCCTTTCAGAAGGGTGTGTGATGGCGGTATTCCATAACTACAAATACCTAATAAATCCTCATTAGAATAAAGACCATAAGCAATTTGTAATGGTGGCATCCTTTTTGCATAATGAATATCTAATATAAAAGGTTTTGTTTCTTCATAGGAAACTTTTTTAATTTTATATTTTTCTTTCATTAGTCTACTACAGGTTTAAGTGTATATACTAACGGGTCTACTCCATCTGCTATAGGTTCAAGGTAGTCTCTAACATCATCATCAGTAGGATAACCACTAACCTCTAACTCTACAAAGACTTTATATTTTATAGGAATTCCTACCCACTCTGTTACTCTGTCAAAACTGAACCTTCTAAACCCACCTGCACCACTAACATCTGCTCCCTGAAACCCATTGAAGTCTCCATAAAAGCTCTCCGGCTCGATTGTTCTAAATTCATCATGACTTCCATACTTAAATTGTATTACTTTTTGTTTCTTGATAGCTTCAATAACATCTAGTGTTGCTTGTGATACGTCAATCATCTTTAATGTCCTCATCATCTAACCCAACAAAGATAAGTTTTTCATCCATCCATCCATTTNTTATCTATNCCATCTTTGGCTAATCTATCTTTAAATAATTTTTCTAGTTCTTTAGTTTTCATTTGCCTTGTCCTCTATATTTTTTGTAGGTTTGTTTCTTTCTCTTCGGCATTGTTGAAGTACCTACGTTCCTTCTACCTTGCCAAGTTCTTTTACCTCTTACACCTGTATTAGACTTATGTTCTATATTTTTTGTTGCACTCCTCATAGATCATTTCCTTGTTGTTGTTTCGCCATGTAATCTAAATCTTGTGACGAGACTGCATCCCTACAATGGTCAGATAGAAACTTTATAATTAAATATTTTATAAAATCATCGTCTTTAGAAAACTCTTCATTAAGATTAAATTGATCTAATACATATTCAAGACAATCTTTTTCTAAGTCAGGTCGTGTATGTAACTGCCACACTTCCCCGACTGTCTCGCTAATATATTCTAGCATCTGTTCGTGAAATATATTACTCATTTGGTTAGCTCCTCAATCATTTGTTTTAAGTCGTCAATCTCATTCTTCAATGAATCAATTTCTCTTGATGATTCATCCCTTATATCATTAATAACATCCGTTATATGCTCCATAGCATACCTGTGATTATCCTTTTCAGTTTGTTTGTTATTAAGTATATCATTATGCACATCAGCTATTGCATCTGAATACTCAATCACTTCTTCGATATATCTTTTGTTACTATTTAGAAAATTATTTTCCATTGCAGTTGTTTCCCATGCACTCATATTTTATTCCTCACTTTATAGATTCCTGTTAATTTTTCTTTCTTAGGATGTTCGGAATCTATAACACCCTGAAAGATTTCTTGTTGTACTTTAGCCACTTCGTCAGAGTCTGTCAAGTTTAATATCTTAACATCACTCAACTTAGGTTTCCAAGTCTTCCAATAAATTTTCTCTAACTCACGCACTCGCCACGTCCATTCAACATTAACCCCGTTGTAATCGTAGCCGAAGATAGGTCTATTCATTGTCGGACTCCTCTATATCAGGTGTTTCAAATGAATAATGAACAAATTCACTATTTACTTTCAAACTAATCCAATTTACAGGGCATGTATCAAGCCACTCATAAAATGAGTCAGGCATCTTTTTATCTGCTTGCATTGTCGTTCGCCTATATTATATCCAACACTTGTAGCCACTACATTTTTCAATAGTTTCACCACACTCATCACACTTACCACTCACTTTAGTCTTATCACTCAAACTTATATCACTAC